GCATCGCCATAGACCCTAGCATTGCCATAGACCAAAGCATTGCCATAGACCCTAGCATCGCCACAGACCCAAGCATCGCCATGCTCTGACAGGTTCTCTTCTTTTTCGATATACCCGCCAATTTCTCCGACTTTTACAGAACCGAAATTTATTTTTGCTTTTATTCGGAATAGTTTCCTGCCAAATACCTCGATAGTGTCATCGAGCAATAATTCAAATTTTTTATTCATTTTCAATTCCTTTCATTACGCTAATTACACAATTTCTTTACACGGCCCTTTGGCCAATGTTGCCTGGGCCATTTTGGTAAATGTAGCCCGTTCCATAGCTATACCTTTTTGGACTAAGAGCCAATCTTCTTGTTCTTTCAGCGCTTTCAAATCCCGCTCTTTGCGCTCACGCTCCAGTTTACGAATTTCAAAGATGGCATTGGATGCGCTAAGCATCACGATAAATCCAAGGACTGCTAGTCCACCGATAATTTCTGACATGTTATGCTCCTTAATACTGTGTAATACTGCTGACCTGCTGGGATGATGTATCCAGTCAAGTCATCTACTCGTGTGCCGTCTGACATAATGTTAATTATGCGTGGATCCCATTGTGTTTTATTTGACTTCATGGTAAAATACATTTGTATTATTAAGTAAGTGCCTGATTGCCGTCAGGTTCTTTTTTGCGTCCTTAACCTGGTAAATACTCCTGATTGAGAAATTTGTTGATAAAATACTGCTGACCCTTGCCAGTAATAAGAGGTGTCTTGTTTACTGTGATATGACCGTCTGAGTGGGTGATACTGGTTTCTTTAACTCTGATAAGCCCAAGCTCTACGCTTTTCTGTGTAGGCATGTTCCAATCACGACCATTACGCTTGATAAGATAACCGTGGTTGCGTAGCCAAGTAAAGAGGCGTGTTGCTCCAATATCTACCCCATTCTGTTTAAGTAGTTTTGCAAGCTCCCCAACCAAGATAGATGTGTGGCTGGCACTAACAGCGTCTGCAAACAGCACCTTAGGACGGTCTGCTTCAATTTGCGCCTGTAACGTGTGGACTTTCTTATCAGCCATAAGTAACGCTCTTGCCATGATTTTTTCAGGGCTGTTGAAATCTTTTTCAACTTGGATGAAGTATTTGCGTACTTTAGCGCCTTCATCTGTTTTTGAAATCATAGCAAGATTTTTAGAAGCATCCAATGATAGAGCGTAGTCTTGGATTTCTTTCGTACCACCATATTGATTTAGCTGTGTAGTTGTAACTACGGGGCTAAAATCATAACCTTCTTCTAAAATTTTGAAATTTTGTTCTACCCATTGGCTGAATCTTGTTTTTACTTTTAAACTTTTATGCAATTCTCTTGCACTTACAATTGGTTCGTGATTTTCGTTAAGTGTGATGTTAATAAGTTCGTTCATGTTGCTTCCTTTCTATTTCACGTTTTGTGAAGTATTATCGATAAAAATTTCGCTAATACTTTTATGAAAGAAATTAGCGATTTTAAACATTTCCGAAGAAGAAAAATCTATTCTACCAAGCTCTTTATTTCGGTAAGAAACAGATGATTTTCCAATTATATCAGCAAGTCGTTCCTGCGAAACATTGTTTTCTTTTCGGAGTTGATACAATTTAATTTGCATTTGACCCAAATCTTTCTCCTTTCTAATTTTTATATTTATTAGCTTTTCTTAAGCTTGACTATAGTATACTCCACGTTTTGTGAAATGTCAATAGTTTTTTTACCAAAAAATAAAAAAACTATTCAAAACGTGAAAAAAGTGTTATAATATTTTTGTGATAATTAATAGAAGAAAAGGTCTAAAAATGAACGAAAAAGAAATTAATATTTTTATTTCCGTTATAACCGCCATTATGCTAAATGTCCGTTGTAGAGGACACAAAAAAAGCCCCCACTAAAAAAGTGAGGGGTTTTCATTTATTTTTTCAAGCCTTTGATTAATTTATCTACTGTTGCATCGTCAAGCGTAGACTTATCTGCCTTACCTTGCCAAGCGTCAAATGTAATTGTGTCTAATTGATAATGTTTTACCCCTTGATTCCAAAAAACTGTAGGCGTTTCCGAATCTAGGATTGGTAAAAATTTACCACCCATCATTAATGCAATACCTCGTTTTGGTGCTGAAATTGTAATCATGTCTTCTTCTCCTTGTTCTTTTTCTTTATTTTTAGCAATAGGTTCTTCTTCATAAAATGTAAACCAACCTACCATAGTTTGTGGCAGTAAAATATCATTGTCATAAGTAAATGTCCCATCTACATATAACGTTCTGTTTTTTTCTCTTACCCATCCCCCATTTTCCAATGCATCTGCGTTTAAGTCTACATTTTGTTCTAGTGTAGTAAAATAACTACCTGTATTATCCACTTTGGTAAAAATACCTGTGTGACCAAATGGATGATTACTTGTCGCAGTCACCCAGATATCGCCAACTTTTGGAATTTCTGAACCTGTAAAACGGGTTACTTTAAATCCTTGCGAACGTGCTTTTTCCAATAAATCAATAGCATTTGTATATGCTAGGTTTTTATCAGTAAAATGAGTTGCTAAGTGGTCAACAAATGACACACATTGCCCGCCGTAAGGATTGTAAGGTACAGTTATACGCTTATTTAATAGACTATAAGCATAGTCTGTTACTTTAGTCATACACTACTCCTTAATTTGAGAGACATTCATCAGAATACAAGCCAATCCAGAAAGTAATACTGCTGATAACATTGTCTCCCAATTAATATCAGTAATTAAAACAGCCGAACCAATTAATCCGACTGCTGTTTGTGCCATAGTTTTGATTGTTTTGATTAAGACTTCTTTTGACCATTTTTCTAAGTTCATCTTTTATCTACCTTTTCTTTCCATAAAGTCTTCAATTGTTCGTCATGACTAATAAGCTTATCTTCTGCAACTCCAATTCTTTCCTCATGCTTATCTTGAGTATTTTGTAATCGATTTCTGTGTGCTTGGGATTCAGCCCATTTATAATCATTATCTTTTAAATCGCTGCTAAGTTTATTGATTGCGTTTTGAAGTCCTTCCATTGCTGTTTTGTTATTTTCGAGCAATGCTTTTATTGGTGCCGACACATATTTTAAAAACACTAAAATGCCAGTGATTGCAATGCACCACTGACTTATTGCAGTTAGGTCGATCATACGACTACCCCTCTTTAGTGCCGACGCTGCTTAACTCGATAAGCTCTTTTACTTTATCGCGATATTTAGCTGGTACTTGTTCAAGTGTAATCCATCCAAGTTCAATTTGCATTGCAAAGTAATTAATTGCCATTATATTTCTCCTTTTTATAAATTCTTTAATTTTAGTTATCATGCTGACATCGATGCAATGATTTCGTTTAACATACCTGATGTTAGCTTCATCATTTCTTCTGTTTGCGCTTGTTGAGCTTTTGACGTCTCAATAGTTTGATTAAGTTCAGTGATTTTTGCGTTTGTTAACTGTGTAGCATATTGTGGTATGTATTGTTGTGCAAACGCTTCAATCGCCAATGCCACTAAAGTAGCTTCACTTTCTTTTGTTCTATCTCCATCAACCGTGACATCAAAAAAAACGTTTTTAGAAACGTCGTTTTCTTTTACATTTATGATTGTCTGGTTGTTTTGATAAATTGCTCTTGCGGTAAGAGTCATTTTGTCCTCCGAATCTAGGCAGTACGTTGCCAGCGATAGACTGTTACATATGGTTGCAAGTTATTGTGCGCTTGATTTCCACCTGCATTTTGAGTGCTGATCCCTTGTGGATATGCAGCGCCCGAACCATCACTTTGATAGTCTCGACGTATACCCGGACCAGATCCAGTAGATACATTTTGACCGTGACTATGACTTGCCAATTCTGGCTCTGTCAATACGTGAGTTTTTTCTCCGCCTGTTTTATTTACTGTGTTAAAGTCAGTATCAGATTCATTTACTCCAACTAGCACCTGACCATTACCAAAACGTACCCAAGTCCCCCCCATAAATGTGGATGGATTATCTGGTTTTGTACTCTCGTAAATTGTTCCGACGCGATAAAAGATATCTAACAGTTGCTTACCGTTGATTGCAAAAACGCCCGAAATATCAACCGAACCAGCTGGTAGCGATTTATCCGCAATGCGACCAAATCCATGTCTACCATCTTTGTCTTTTGAACTAACTACAACCTTTGTTCCGACTGTTGCGGAAAACTTGATATCGCCTGAAAATTTATCTGATATTGTCCCTTCGATGTCGTAAGAAGACGATACAGAAAAAACACCTGATAAACTATCAAGTGAATCTGTTAACGTATTAATCGCAGCCCATGAACCGCCCCCAGTTTGGGAAGTCGTCCATGTATTTTTACCAGCCAATGACGTTCTAAATGTTATCGTCATCGTATTTTTTTGAGTGCCACCAACCATTATTGGTGCAATCTTAGCATTTCGCTTTACTTGGATAGTTTGACTATCTGAGCCAACACGAGTTGTCTCAAAATAAAAAACTGGTAAAAAATATTCTAATACTGTGATAGTCGTATCTTTTGCAGTTGACGTTCGCCCTCTACTATCCGTGACAGTTGCTCTAACAATATAAGAACCAAAATAGTTCATAATTCCAAGTGTTCCACCGTTTACATTAGTAGATTGGTTTTTGCCTACAATTTCAGCTTTATAGCTTTGAATTGTTGAACCATAAGCTCCAATTGCACCACTAAAATTGACTGCAATATTTGATAGCACTTGCAAAAAGTTTGGACTACTAAGTATAGCTGAGACTTTTGGATTAGTATCAGATAAAGTCACGCTTGATAACGTAGGGACTACACTATCAGGGACACTAGCAGTAAATGATACGCTGCTTGTCCCTAGTAGAGATGTATCATAATATGTATCAATATAAATCTTACCGCTCCCGCTAATGGAATTTGGAATCCCACTAGCTAAGCTGATTGGAGGCGTCCAGCTGTAAGATGTGGAAGTTGTTTTATCTACGATTGTGCCAGTTTGCCCATACCAGTCATATCTTAGTGTGTGCGTGTAGCTAGGATCGTAACTTGCGATTGCTAGCGTGCTTGCGCTACCTAATGTTAAATCAGGTACTGATACTGACGATGTCCTCAAAATATCAGTAGTTTTAAACGAACTACTACTTATTTTTAATATTCCAGGGCTATACCCGCCTTGCCCATTAAATTGAGCCATTAAACCAACTGTCTGTTTGCCATCTTTGCCGTGAAGGACTGTAATATATTGATCAATTAAAGTTACTTGCGAGTTTGCATTAATAGATGACAGATTGCCAGCGTTTAGTTTCTGCCCGGCTATATCTACATAAGATGATATATCGTACCCGGCAAAAGAGTTTGAGCTGGAAACTATAAAAAGTCTGACTCTTAACTCACTAGTATTTTCTACTTTATTTACATCTGTTTCGTCGACCCACAACTTTAAATAAAATCCCTTATCAATATTACTTCTATATTCTGCCATTTTTACCTCCTTTCTAACTTACGTAAATTGTGACGTTTGTTGTTGAATCACCGTCAAGTTGAGACTCACGGAAGTTACCAATTTGAAGCGTCTTAGTAAACACCCCGTTATCGATATGAATTAATCCTTGGCTGATATACATAACTTCTTTACCTGCACTGAACATCGAAATACGGTCTTTTTGAATTAACAAACTTGATGAACCGTCATTAGCTGAAATTTCAAAACCTAAGTCAGTAACGCGCATGTAGTTTGAAACAAAATCAAGCTGAACCATCTTATCGTCAAAATCTTTTCTAAAAGCCTCGATACGTTCAGCATTTGCGATTAAAGCAGCTTCAGTATTTGCCTTGTTTACAGATTCATCTGATACATATTTGTTATAGCTTGCAAATAAGGCGTCTACTTGTTCAGCAGTTGCCTTTGACTTCATTTCTGCAGTCATTAAATTTTGAGTCTCAAGCAACAAGTTTAATTGTTCTTGAGTCATAGCTTGGTCAGATTTGGTGTCTATCTTGTCAGTTATTTCTTTGACTTGTGTTTCATCTAAAGCGCCTTTGTCTCCCTTATCGCCTTTAGGACCGTCCATAACATTAGTAAATGTTATTTGACGTGTAGCAACTAAGCCATTACCAATAAATGCATCAATAGATACTAAAAAAGGTTTGTCAATTGGAACTGTCGAACCGTCAACGGTATAAGTTAGCCCACTAGCAAGTAAGGTATCAAAATTTCTAAATTGGAACGTTGCATCATATTGCTTGTTAGATTTCCAAAGTTCTGCAGTCAACACAGATAGACCAGTTGAGTTTTTAAAAGTTGTTCCTTTATCCGTTATTGGTCTCAATTCAAACGGCTTAGCTTGTTCTGCTAATTCTTCATAGCGATTGATTAAGTCTTTGCTTAGTTTGTTTTTTAAAGCTTTGTAGTTGTCAAATACAGTCTGATTAGTTCCGTCATTAGTAAATGATATATGTTGCTCAGATACCCTTGCCGATAAAACGAGACCGCCAGGGAATTCTTCATCATCGATTTTAACTGTGTCACCCATATCAAGATTTTCATCTGTTCCCTTGACCTCATATGAAATTGACGGATAACAATTTTTTCTAATGTCTTGAAGTGAGTAAGAAATCATTTTTTCAACATCAATTGTTTCATATTCAACATTTTTTCTAATCCAGTTATCCGAAATTTCTTCCCCAGTAAAAGCGGATGGATAAAGTTCTTTAGATATTGGAGCATAGATTGAACCATTTTTAATGTAAAACTCTACTACACCATCTTCATTTTTCCACTCACGATATAAATCGGCTGGGATTCCTACTGTTTTTTCTTGTTGTTGCGTTTCTGATATCGTTTTAGGTTCATTGTTCCCAGGCGTGCCTGACGGCGCTGGTGAACTCTCTGTGCCGTCTATACGTTTTCCTTGAACGATTTCAGGCGGGTAACATAATGTTTGGATAATTCGTAAATAAGCACTAGCTGAGTACGTGCGTTCTTCAACCCATTGGCGTCCTGCGTAATTTTGTTCTAAGACTGTCAATGTATCGCCTGACAAACCTTTGATAACCACTGTATGGCCCCAACCACCAGTCCAGACTGGTCCGCCTGCATTAGCTCTGATATTAGCGATAGAACCAGGGATTAAGTGGTTAACCTGTGATGGTCTAACTACTTTCCAACCAAATTGTGACCAATTGTAATCTTCCCCAATGTGTGAGGCGGCAGCACCCGCACCGATCAGACCTCTTAATCCAGTAACTCCACCGCCAAGGCCCGGGCCACCAATTGACATAGCATGCCATGCAACAAGACCGTAACATTGACCCGAACCAATACGAGTTCCTTTTTTAGCAGTTAAAGCGTTTAAAACAGAAATAACCTTGTCAGCTTTTTGACTTACTGGTGCAGTACCAACCGTGCCAGCTGTTTTAAATTGATTATCAAGTGTATCCATTGCACCATTTGAAGCGCTATTGATACCGTTGCGAATTGACCGCATTAATGGTGCATAATGACCATATCCTGCTGCTGCATAATCATATGCTGCACCGCCAAATCTAAATAGCCCTTTTGTATAAGCATCAATGTTGTTAGCACCTTTGACCTTGTAGATACCTTGCTCTGCTAATAAATAAGTGTAGTCTTTAAAGTAGTCAGACACACTTGAGAAATGCATGTAATAACCGCCCTCGTTAGCTGGTCTAGCAGTACCTTGAGTAACTTTAATACCAGATGGGCGATTACCTGAACCAGTCCATGTTAGTCCACCCCAGTTATTATCAGCTCGAGCGACTGGGGAATTACCCCAAAAAGATTCAAGATACATTTGCGAAAATACACCAGACGGTAATAACTTATGTTGAACACATAGATTTAAAATCTCATTTACAAGACTTTTTGAAATAGTCCGACCACCGTTTGAAAGTCCACCGCCTGAATAAGTGACTGCATTTAATTTAGGAGCTACATATTTTGGATTCGCTTTTGTAACTTCAACGTCAACTGTAGCTTTTCCGACTGGTGTAATCATGTTAAAAATACCAGTCTTATCAATTGTGCGTTTTACACCTTCGATATTATAGCCATGTCTTAAAACAACGTCTTCACGAACCTTGCCAACCCCTTGGTTTTTGTCGTCATTTTCTTTGTAAATGTGCAAGATAAATGATTTCAAGCTAGAATCTTCATCCAAGATAGTTTCAAATTCAATTTCTGCATCAAATTTATTTGCAATTGATAATAACCGTTTTAACTTAGTATCTGTTCCAGTCCACTCAAGCGTGCGCTCTCTATCTTCAATTTCATTGTGACCAATCGTGATAGCTCCAAAGACAAGAAGACCAAATGCATTACAATACTCTACAAATGACATCTTAGTTTTTGCTTTATATGGACCAGCCATTTCATTTAGCAACTCAAGATTTAAATTTTCACAGTAACATCTAATTGTTGTTTCTGTTTCTTCTGTTTTCATTACGTTAAACAGATAAGTACGTTTATTATATTTAAACGAAACAAAAGACCTCTCGGTTAGTGTCCGATAGGCCTTTTGTTTTACTGTGTCTGACTTAATACCATTTTTATAAACGGTAAATTCAAATGTTGATGAAGCAGTATCTAAATAACGTGACCACTTGTCATCATAAAAAGACAAGGTGTCTTGTAATTCGTTATCAATATATGCAACTTTTTTTAATTTTGCGTCATGAATAATTAAATCCAATTACAACCACCTTTCTTCAAATGCTATGCTAAATGTTGGTTTGATGTTATTCCAGCTTGATGTACTAATTTCTAATGTTGATGTCCCGACTGGTATTTTTAACCATTTGGAATAATCAACAACATGATTTAACTTAGCAATGTTATCAACTAAAAATGTCTTATTTTCACCATTAATCACAATGTTAGAGCCAACTCCATAAGGATTTGGAATGTTATAACCAAAAGCAACATTATCTTTACGGTATTTAATTCCGTCAACATACATGCGAGTTACTAAAGGATTTCCATTGATAAAACCTAAAGCAACATGCAATTTAGCTGATTTCTTGCCTTTTAATTCGCTAAACGTTCTTTCATAACGCGATCCAAACCAAAAAACGGAAACCTTGTCGTCAATACGTTTGATATCAGACCACCCACGAGCAGGATTAAAAGGATTATCTTTATTCTCGTCATTTGCTTCAAATTTCCACCTTAAGTCTGTATGCTTGTATCCACCTTTTCCATCAGTAACCATAAAATTATATTCAGTCTCTAGTCCTGCTTTACGCTTTATAGTTTCTAAACCATACAAAAATTTTCCATCTGAATCAGATACCATAACCTTGATAAACCCATATTGGTTAAAGGCCCCCGCCATAAATACTTGTCTCCACCAAATATAATCAAATAATGATCCATCTGTTGGTAAATCAAATGTCAATGAACCTGCGTGATTGCCGCCTGAACTCGGGGTGTTTTCTAAAAACAAATGATCGCGCCCGAGCCAAGGACCTATAAAAAGTCCTTTGTCAAAAATTTCAGTTCCATCATTAAGTATAGCCATATTTTTTTGACCTTTTGCGAGTCCGTCTTTTATGCCTGTACCAGTGTCAGTATAGTCAAATGGTCTTTCACTAAATTTCCGTGTCTCACTATCAATGATTTCCCTGTCGCCAACCTCCATTACACCACTTGGATTTACCAATCCAAAATATCCGTTTTCACTGTTCATTTTCGCAGTGACGATTGGTAAAGCTTCGACATTTCCGTTGTTTGTGATATTAAAAATGACCTTACCGTCTGATTCGGTAAAGTCAGTTATTTTTTTGTATGACGTTGAGTGTGCTACACCGTCAGGGATGAGGAAGGTTAACTTAGCTGTGTCATACCATGATTGGATGCCATCAAGCTCTGTCTTATCAATTAAAATAGCTTTATAGTATCTGTCTGGTTCATCGGAAAAAACCAACATTCGTTCTTCATCCTGATTAAATAAGCCAGCCACTTGCTCTCTAATTTTATTTATGTTTCCAAATGAAATGTTTGACGGCTGAACAGTATCCACAAAACTAATTTTTGAGATATCAAACGATGCAAGGCTAACTTCCACTTCAATTATTTTTGCATCTGTTTTTACTTTTTGCAAAAGAATCCCAAGTTTAGGAGATGAATTACTTGTCACAGAACGTTCGTTCCCTATTTGTCGCTTAACTTTTAGTACTTTTAGTAAAGGACTAGTATCTATTGAGTTGAAGCTCATTGTTATTTGTTCTGACAATTATATATCACCTCCCAATCTTTTTATCGCTGTTTGTTTTTGTGTCGTATATTCATTGATTGCGTCGCCTGTGGCTCTTGCAAACTCTTGACCATTGACATTGAAGACAAAATCTCTGCCAACCAATTCTTTGATTGTGGACAATGCTTCTTTGATGACTCCCATTTCTTCAGTGTCCTGTCTTCGGTATGTAACCTCAACAGAACTTGAAGAATTGCCAGCGTCAAAGCTATATGCCAGATTATCCCCCATCATGTCACTGACTTGCATGTTGAAACGGTCAATGCCGTCAAACATACTGTCCATAGCCTTATTGACACATTTGGTACTCTTTTCAATACCAACTGCCACACCTTGGCCAATGAATAGACCGACTTCATCACGGAACAAGCGTGATGGTGAATGAATTTGAGCCTTGGCTTGTGCTGCTCTATTCGCTTGAGCTACCAGAGCATTTGCAGCCGCTGTGACAGCTCCAATGGCTGAATACATGCCTTGAGCTAAACCTTGGCCAATCATTGCACCGACATACTGCATAGCACCAGCACCAGACATACCAGTAGAACGGATTGCGTTTATCATTGCAGACATTGCAGCTGTTGCTGAACCAATACCGCCTCTAATGCCAGCAGTCACTCCTTGAGCTGTTCCTTGTCCAGCCTGTTGACCCGCTTGAGTCATTTGACTAGCAGAAGAGCGGACAATTGAAACCATCTGAGTCATACCAGAGCGAACTGCTGAAGTTGCTCTGGATACTCCTGAAGAGATTGCAGAAGCCATGCTGTTTGCTGATGAAGCAGTCACACTGAAGCTTGCTGACATGCTGATTGAAGCTGATGAAGCTGATGATAAACGTGAAACCAATGCTCCAAGAAGTCCTGTGATGGTTGCTACTGCTGCACCAACAGCCAATGTCCGCCCACTAAAGTTTGCAAATCCGCCACTGGCCGAAATCAAAGCTGGTGTAATGGTCATCAGTTGAGCCTTGAAAGCTGTAATTGGTCCGTTAATAGCTGACAATCCAGAAACTCCTGCCACTGCCTGAGCAGTAAAGGAACTGAAGCCAGCTGCAGCTGTTGTCATAAGTGCTGGAAGTTGAGTCAGACTTATTTGAAGAACAGTGATAGCTGTTCCAAAGTCAGTCATGGCTGTCACCGCAACAACAGAACCAGTTGCAAACATGGTCATACCAGTTCCAACCTGTGTCATTGCTGTTCCAAGTGTAGCCATTCCGCTTGCATGTCCAGCCATTGCTCCAAGACCTGTTGCGGTTGCTGCAAGGGTAGCCACTAAGTCCCCAAGTTTGAGGTCAACTAGCATTTTGATACCCTGTGCCATGAGTTTCACTCCTTGGCCAGCGTTCTTGGCTGCATTACCAATGCTTTCAAAAATGCCAGCAATTCCGTCAAGGATATTGCGGACAGATGAACCAAATGACTCTATAACACCGCCAGCACTTTCAAGAATGGAGCTGATTTGTTCTCCTAGTGTCTTGAATAGCTTAGTGATTGAGTCAATAATTGGGCTGATTTGGCTGATCAGATTATCGAAAGCACTCACAATTCCTTCAAGGACTGGAGCAACAGCTTGAACCATTGCAGTCAATTCTGGAATAAATGGAGCCAGTGCCTGAACGATTTGAACAATAGCCTGAGTGACTACTGTGACAATCGTGCTGAACATTTCTGTAATGCTTGGGATGAACGGTGCTAGGGCTTCAACAATTGAAACAATAGCATTAGTAATCACTGTAACAACTTGGACAAATGTATCAGAAATAATTTGAACAATTGGAGTGATTGCTGTGATTATTTGGGCAACTCCTCCAGCAATTGCTGTCACTAAGCCAGAAATAGCTGTGATGATTGACGGTAAAGCTTCAACGATTACAGAAACAATGTTAGTCACTACCTCTCCAAGTGCCGTCACAAATGGAGCAGCTGCAGCAAATGCCTGACCAACTGCCACAATTAGAGGTGACAGCATTGACAAAGCAGTTGCAATGGTGAGCATGACTGGTTGAAGTGTGATGAGTGCAGTTGCAAAGGATTGAAGAACTCCACCAACAAGGCTGACCAAAATATCAGCCAAACCTTGAAGAAATGGAAGGACCATCCCTTGGATAGAGCTGAGAGCTACCAAAGCGGCTGTCACTGCTGCGACTCCCAAAGCAAATGAAGCAACACCAACTGGGTTCAACATAGAAATTGACTGAGCCAAGCCACGGAAAACCGTTGCAATAGAACTACCAATGCCTTTGAATACAGCTGAAATCGACTTCCCTAGTCCAGAAAAGACTCCTTTGACCGCTGACCCTGCTGACTTAGCAAACCCAGCCAGTTTAGTGAATGGATTTGGAAGAGCTGGGAACTTGAAAGCGGTGAATTTAAAACCTGTCAGTTTTTTCAAAGCTACAAGAGCGACCCCAATGCCAGCAATAAGGGGTGCGAATGCTCCAACATTTAACTTTTTAAGACTGTTCACGATTGCGTCAATCGCTGGTTGTGCCATTGTTTTCAGTTCATTGAATTTCTTCTTGACAGACTCAACCGCTGAAGTGACTATGTTTCTGAATGTTTCTGAATGCTTATAGGCATAGATGAAACCAGCAACAAGTGCAGCAATAGCAACTAAAGCCAAACCAAAAGGATTGCTCATGACTGCTCCAACTGTCTTGAAGACACTGCCAATGCCGCTGACAGCTTTGATAATTCCACCAATTGCCAGCAAGACTGGTCCAGCACCTACTGCAATAGCAAGAACCCACTTCTGCCATTCAGCCATTGGCAAGTTATCCCAAATGTTCTTCAGGACACGCTTAATGTTCTGTACGAATATTTCAACCGTTGACTTCAGATTGTTCATCAAGGTCTTGACATCTGCGTCAGCAGCACCAAAACCAGCCACAAGGTTCTGTCCAGCGGCAACCATGGCTTGGAATGATCCTGAAACAGTTTCACTTGCTTCCTTGGCAGTTGTTCCAGTAATTCCTAGCCTGTCCTGTGTGATCCCTATGGCTTCAATCAAGGTATGGAATGGAATATCTTTGACATTCTCAGCTGTTGCTTCAAATGTCCCATTTAATACACCAGACTCATTGACCAAACGTGCCATTTCTGACTGTGTACCACCGTAACCAAGTTTTAAGTTGTCCAGCATGGTGTAGTTGTCTTTGGCAAATCCTTGATAAGCGTTCTGAATATCGCCTATGGCGGTACCCATCTTGTTTGAGTTATCTGCCATTTGGACAATAGCCTTGTCACCATAAGCTGCAGCCTGTGCAGTATCACCGCCCAAGCCTTGCAAGAGCGTTGCAGAGAATGATGTTACCTGTTCCATGTATTTCACACCAGAAACACCAGCCCTTGTGTAGGCAGTTTCAGAGTTAGCAATCACTGTGGCTGCTGAGTCTTTGAACAAAGTTTCAACACCACCGACAGCTTGTTCAAGGTCCGCATAGGACTTGATGATGGCGGTAACCCCTGCCGCTACTGGTGCAGTAATTCCAGCAGTCAAGGCACTACCTACATCCATAAATGCGTCACCAATGGCACTGAGTGAAGTTGTTGTGCTTTTGAATTTCTCAACTGACTCCATAGCTTCACGCATTCCAGCAGTGAATTGGGATGTGCTGGCTGTCAATATGGCTTCTACTGTGTAAGATGACATTTTCAGTAACCTCCTTTCTCATAATTCTTCATACGTTTGGCAATGGCAATCAGATTGCTGTTGACCGGGGTAGCAAAGTTTTTCCCAAGGACATCATTTTTCCGCTTCTTCTCGTTATAGAAGTCGCTAAACTCCTTGAACACATACTCTTTACCGTTCTTCTCTCTTGCTTTCACAAGACGGTTCAGATAAGCTTGCAAATACAAGTCCTTTTCACGTTCTAACTCTTGCATTAAATGACCACGTTTCCTGAGCCTGTACTCATGCAAGGTCATTCTTCCAGCTTCAGCAAAATCTGTCACACCAAACAAGCCTAAAATGGTAGCCATCATGTCCTCATAGATTTCCTGTGAGTCATTGGCTACCGTTGTTTTTACTTGGCTTGTTTCTTCATTGCTTCCAGCATTTTTGTGACTTTTAGCTTGGTCATTGGTGCATTCTTTAAGGCAGATAAAAAATCATCAAAGACCTTCTCAAGATTGTCACCCTGCTCCTCAATCCATGTTTCAATGTCAGCAATGCTTGGGATTGATTTGAGCGTGTGTGTAGCTGACAAGATGATGTCTGCAATGACAACTGGGTTGAAGTCTTGTAAGTAGATAACAGCTGACTGAATACCCATACCGAATTTGACCCCATTTCCTGAAACTTCATAACGCTTGTCCATTTCTCGGATGAAGTCAATACCAAAGCTCAAGTCATACTTTTTGCCGTTAATTTCAATTTGTTTCATGTTTTTTACTCCTTAAAAAATAAAAGAGGGGAATTTCCCCTCTTAGTCTAAGATGTCAGTAGTGTTAGCGAATGCGTATTGAATAGCTGCTTCTTGGCCAGCTGTCAATGTTGCATTGCCTTCAACTGGTTTCCCGTTGATTGTCATTTCAGTTGAGATTGTTTCCAAGTCCTCAACATTTGCTGGAACTTCCCAGCTTGAAAGTTTGCCTTGCGCATAAAGTGCTGGATATTTTGAGTCAGACTTCTGACCAGCAAGGTCAATTTCCCAAACTTCCAAAACATAACCGTTGATAACTGAGTCTTTCAACATTTTGTTAACTGGATCAGCTGAAGCAACTGCTTCAATTGAGAGAGTCACTTCAAGACCGCCATCAGATGACACTGCACCATCTTTGGTCTTAGTCACATCAGTTGAACGCTCATAGTTCCAAGAATGTTCAGTTTGCAATGCCAGTTTGGTCGCTGCTGTTTTGTCCCCCAATTTGCGGAACATCAAAAATTTATTTTTACCATATTTCGCCATTTGTTAATTCCTCCTAGTGAAATTTGAATTTAAGGTCAAGAATGCCATGGTAGAGCAATTCTTGAGTAGAGTTGTCTTTTATGATTTCTGTGGGGCTGGTTAAATCCATTGACCAACTTGTGTTGCCAATCTGTTTGATTGTGGAAAACTCTCTCATGAGCTTCCCAATCCAGTCTGACACCAGCTTTCTGTCCTCAGCTTTTCCCCAGACATCAACTTGTGCTGACAATGTGCCTATCAAGTAGGACTTTGTAGACTGTGGCACAATATGAGTGTATGCAACCACCATGAATGGGTACGGTGTCCCCTCATCAGGTAGAAACGGATAAGCTGGCAGTCCCAATGCTTCTGACCGTTTTATCAATTCATCGTGAATTTGTTGGTCTGGTTGTTTATTTAACAATTGCAGCCCTCCTTAATTCCGCTATGAATTGCGGTTCAATCTCATCAAGTGCTGGTTTCATGAATGGCTGTGCTTCCATTTTCCGTGTCCCTTTTTCCAGGTAGCCAGAATAGTCAGTACCAGCTTCAACCTTGGCGGAAAATCCACCGTTGGTTATTTCAAGACCAATTTTTCTTGCAGTTGCTCCTGTAGAGTAACCTTTGGTAAACACTGCCTTTCTTTTGGCTGAACTTTGTAGGTTGCCACCAAATTTTTTGACAATAGCTTTATGAGCTGTGTTGTTAGCAGCAGTTTGCAAAGCATGGATCAATGGTTCTGCTCCCCTGATGGTTAAATCAGCCATTCTTTACCTCACTTACATAGAAAACAGTCATGCCGTTGGTATGTTTTGGGTTATCCACAATGTAAAAAGGCTGACCGTCTATCAAAAGACTGTCAACCTTCTCCTTACAGTTTCTAACCCTCACAACCGTTGTGGCTTCTTTTAGCTTATCCCCAAGTAAATTGATTAGCTTGGCACTGATTGGACCAATGTTGCATGGTACTACCTTTGTTACTTCATTACCGCCTACCATTTTTCCAAGTTCAGTGTCATACTTTCTTTTTTGCTTGAAAACAAGCGTACAACGTTTATCAAATCTCATAACATTTTAAACCCCGCTTCAAAATTGCTTGAAAAGTGCTGCTTAATAACTTTCTCATATTCAGAAAAGTCATCAATCTCAAAAGTCATGCTCAATCCTTCGACATTTTGGGTTGTCATTCCTTCAGACCCTAGCTTGTTGAAACGTTTTACCATTACTTCAACAATGATGTACTGCAATTTCTCAGGGATAGTGTCTTGATTTGAAAAAGCTTTGAAATGTGCTTCTGTTAGGTTTTGGATAACTGACAAGCGATTATCTTGCAAGTTATCATCAATGTCTAACAGAGCTTTTACTTGCTCAATAATCTGCATGTCATTACTCCTTCCGGGCTTCAATCAAGGCTTCTTTGTCAAGTGCAGAATAGCCCTCAACACCTTTTTCGTTCAGTTGTTTAATTGTCATTTCTGACAAGTCAGGCTGTTCTTCATTGTAATGACGACGCAACAACATCCCCATTATGCACCTCCGAATTTTACAACCTTTGTAGGATCATAGAGGTACACACCATAGTGTTCATCCCCTGTGATGACAGTGGTTTTCTTCAAGATGTCACGGTCTGTTTCAATCGCAACATCACGCTTGAGATTGATGACAAATGCACCGTATTTGGCAACATCATCTGTCTCAGTTTCATCAGCTGAAACCTTAACAAGGAATCCTGTACCTTTTGTAACTTTGTTAGAACGGACAATTTGAACCCCACGGGTTTCACCAAATGTGCCAGATACAACTGTATTTGCACCAATTTCAGTTCCTGAAATCCATTCTTTGACAGTGTTAGTACGCAAATCAATTGCGTCAGCTGGGTTGATAACAGCCACATAGAGTGCATCTTCTTCATCTGTAAAGACTGCAAGTGCTTTATCAAGAGCAGCACCTGTGGTTGGCGCTTCTGCGACAAATTGAGTAGCTTTTTGGGCTTCCGCAACAATGTCATTGTCAACTTTGTTTGCGATAGCAAGTGCGATTTGGTGAGTCGCTTGACCAATTGGGTCACCAAGTCCAGAAAGAACAGCTTCATCTGTCAATTCGATACCTTTACCAGCCTTTTTGATGGTCATGGTTGTCTTAGCTGTAGCGAGTTGGTCTGGTTCGATTGCTACACCTTCAGCAATGTCTTTTGCGTCCCCTGAATATTCCCAACGTGGAACTGTCAGAGTGTTACCTGGTTGACCTACAAGCTCACGTTCGACATAAGCAAGTGGTGTGAATTTGATGAGTTTTGGAAGTTTAGCTGAAGCCATGTCAGCCATTACTTCAGGATTGATCATTTGTGCGATTTTTGTTTGAGTCATTTTGTTTTATCCTTTCACTAATTGTGCATAGAGTTCTGGGTCACTCTGAAGCAGGTCATTACGGCTCTTGTAACCCATGCGGGCAAATTGCTCTTTGGTAACACCTCCAGCTGTTGATTGCTCAACTTTCTTTGGTGTCTTACCTTTGAGCATTTCACTGACTTTCTTGTCAGCAAGGTCATTCACAAGGGATGTAAAACTATTGATGGTTTCCTGTGTGCTTTCAGCGTCATCTTTGACTACGAATGCAAGGATGTCATCAGTTGCTACAATTCCAGCTTCAGAAAGCATTTTGGACGCTTCTTTCTCAAGACCGCTGCGGTTGATTTTGGCTTCAAGTTCAGCAATGTAGTCAGCCTGTTTCTTAGCTTCATACTCAGCCTTCTGTTCAGCGTTCATCTTACGCAACTTTTCAGCTTCATCCATCTTGGCTTGGTATTCCCTTTCAGCAGCACGTTTGGCTTTGCCTTTTTCCTTCTGGATGATAGCGTCAAGCTCTTCCTGTGTGAATGTTTTTTCAGTAGTTTCTGCTTGTTCCTGAGTGCTAGCCTGCTCAGTTCCTTCTTCAACTACTTCATCTTTTTTGATTTCTTCTGCCATGATTGGCTACCTCCCTTTTAAGTCCTGAGTGGACTGATTGACCTTGGCTTTTAGTGTCTTCAAAGTTCGGACAAAAAGAAAACCGGTCATTTCAAACCAGTTTTGAGTATTTTCAAGTGATTTTGAGTAGTCTATTCCTACCAGTCAAGATGAGTGACCGCCTCCTTACTTGCGACTAACCCAAGATTTTTTAGATACCTTGTCAGCTACTTTCTTCTCAAGATAATCAAACCTTGAATTAGTAGCCTGAGCATTGCGTGAGTTAATATGTTTCAACTCCTCAATCTGCTTTTGTTGATGTTCAATCTTATCAATAAGCTTATTGTTGACTGTAATTAAACCTTGAATACACAATAAGATAGCACGTTTCTTTTTGATACGTTTGTTCATGTTTTCCTCCTAATCATCTGTCAATGACCTGATTTGTGATGTTATCCATATCTGGATAGCGTGAGTGCCATGACTCTCTTATAAGTCTTTCATATTCGTCTTCAGACATTGAGAAGTGTGCAGCAGTTGAGCAATGGCAATGTGGATGCATTGGTGCAGCATTAAGACCTGGTTGCATGTCTTTCACTTTGAAGATTTTGCCATTTAAAGGCCTACATCTGTCACAAGCTCCAGGCTCTGAAATGAACTCATATTCATCATAGCCATTGGACTTATAAGACTGCTTTTCTGCTTCAGTTGCGACCCTAGCACCTTCTGTGACTGCCAATCTCTTTGCTTCACTGGCTGAAACTCCAAATTCCTTTCTGATTTTGCCAATCATTATGGTTGGGTTCTGACCTTTTAGCAAATAATCTTCTGTCATTTGTGCTACAATGCCCCTCAAAGCGTCTTGTCTTTCCCAGACCCTATCAGACCAAACAGCCCCCTTAAATGGAGTGTTCAGGACTGTCTGAGCCACATTCTCAATCTGACTGGATGAAAGTACTGAGCGACCAAGCAAACCTGATTGTGATTTCAGTGTGTTGATGTACTCATCATTCAGAAACCGCTCTGTCAGCTTATGTTCTGCATTGCTCATGGCGACCATTTCCAAATCAAGCTGATACTGGAGTAATTCCAGACGGTTCATCTTCATTTTCAGGTTGTAGAGAGCCAATTCTGAGTTTGCTCTGGCTGAAAAGTCCTTCTCGGCAACATACCGCTTGGCACGTTCTTCAAAGGCTTTGACATCCATTTCATCAACTCTTGCTTTGACCTCAGACAGTGGTAGATTGTTCTTGCTGGCATAGCGTTCAGAAAAGGCTCTTATTTCCTTCTCAATCTCTGAAAAGTGATAGTTGTACATTCTATCAATTTCTTCATTGAGAGTAGCCCCACGGTCCATCTTAGCCAGCTGTTCAGCTTCTATCCGCTTCTTCCAGTAATCATTGACCATCTTCAATCACTTCCTGACCGTCATCTGCAAGATCCTTGTCAGTCATTCGCTTGTTCTTTTCAAGTTTCTTGGAAAGCAGGCTTGAGCTTTCTTCCTCTTCAGCCATCTTAGCCAGCTCATTTTTTGGGTTATCCACAATAGACAGAACAGAAAGCTTGGTTGTGTTTGAAACTTGTCCAGCTAGATTTGCAACAATGCTAGACTCTTCAAGGATATTCCTTGGCACATTGCGTGTGAAATTGTACTTGATACCAGTCCAACCATCACTTGGCACTTTTGCCATTGGCACGTTGAAAACAATCTCATACAATCGATTGAATGCGGACTGCATTTTACGGTCTTTCATCTTGGCCAGATTGTCCATGGCTTGCAGTTTGAAAGCTAGGGCAGTCCCTGAAGCATTTCCAAAGTCTTCCTCAGACAGATTGGCAACCATAGAAACTGCAAAGATAGACTCTTTGAGCAATGCGATCAGATTTTCTTGGGTAGTGTCTGAATTCGGCTTCTCAAGGAAACCGACCTCAGGCAATGCGCCATCACCATTTTTCCACAAGTTGAAAATGCGGTTTTCTCTGATTTGGTCAGCCATGCCATCTTTAAGCTCTACACCTACAATCTTCAAGTAAGCGTCAGCAAAGTAGTCAACGTCATTGGCTTTCTCGCTAGCAGCCTTGTTCAGAGCGTTGATGAGCGTTTTGACACTATCAAAGATACCTTGACGCTCTTCATTTTCAATCATTTCTACAACTGGCAATTTGCCGTAAATGTGGGGAGTGCGTTCATGGAATGTCACACTTCCTCCTAGCTGGAACGTTGTTTCAATGACTTCAGCAGACGTGATAACCTGACCATATCCATTGACTTCTCCATCATTGAAGGCATATCTGACCGCAAATAGTGGCTTTTCTTGAATACTGTTATCATGAACAATGAACATGTTGACTGGACTGTTGTAGGTTGTTCTGGTATTTCCTTCCTCGTCCTGATAGACATATAGGAAAGCATGGCCAAAAATATCTGCAATCTTTGCTAGCTCAAACTCATTGTCTTCCATGTCATTCAATTTGCGGAAATCATCAATGAATTTGCTTGTAGTATCGTCATCATGCGTGATTTTGACCGGGATACCGATTTGGTAGCCACTGAATGTGTCAACAATGTACTTGGCATAGTTAATGACAAGCCTATTGTCTGGCTTCCAGCTGTCCTTTTTAGGTGCTTTCAAAATATCATGCTTTGACATGTACATATTTTCATTCTCAATGTACCCTCTAAGCAATCTTGATTGATGAAGCTCCACTGCTTCTGACACCAATTCTGCTGTCACTTCTTCTGCTGATGTTGTAAATAGCTTTCGCTTGTTTAGACTGATTTGCGACATCAGAAACCTCCTTTGAATAATTTGATTTTGCTACCAATGCCCAAAGCATTTGAATAGATGGCATAGCGTAAAGCGTCAAGCACATCATCAAACTCTTTCAGCGGTTCATCTTTTGTGCTGTTTGGCTTCCACTTGTACTGGTAAATCTCATCAAAAAAGCGAGGTATGACACCACGCTTGATATATAATTTATTTTCTTTAAATAGCTTGGCAATCATTTCAATTCCAGCTATGACTGCCTTATTGGCATTGACTGTGACAATTCCTTCATTGTTGAAGCGGTCAACGTGTTCTGGTCTTGCTGAGTCAGCATAGAATGTTATATCTCCATACTTCTCTTTGAACTCCTTGGCACGGTTCACCCACCAATCAATCTCTTTGTATTGGTCAGCTATACCGTCAACCAGGTAGAGATTTTCTTGGTTGTCTTCGCCAATAATCACAATTGAACCGTAGTGGTCATATCCCCAGTCAACACCAGCGAAATACCTTACCATGTCAGGTAAGATGTCTATCTCGTGTATTGATTTATCATAATCAGAGTAGATTGCACCTTCAGCAATAGTCCAAAGGCCTAAAATATCTCTATCGTAAAACTTGCCGTTTGGTGTTGCTGATTTGATGTTCTCGATATATCTTTTTGAAAGAAACGTGTTGTCATCTAACTTAAAAGCAAAATCGATGATCATCTTGTCTTTATTATTGATATAGTCACGATTAAGCCAATGGTTGGGATTGTCTGGATTGCTATCCCATACTATACGCGCATCAGTCCCAGAACACCGTGAAATGATTTCTTTGAACACTACTTCATTAGCAAGTGACGCCTCATTTACATAAGCACCAAAAGAAGTAAAACCACGAGCACGTTTTAGTCCACTGATTAAACCAGTATAGACTTGAACGACTTTAACACCTCTGAAAGTGAAAGAGCCATGTTTATCATACTTAGGTTCGAAACCATATTTATTGTATAGTTCTTGCAACACGTTGTTTTGAATACTTGTTGAAGACGTGCCAGCTAAGATATACATTGGTTCATCTATGCCTAATCTATCCGCTATGGATCGCACACGGTCAAGCTCGGTTATAAACGTGTCATTATTAACAACAGTCTTACCTGCTCGCTTAGCACCATGCAAACCGCAAATAAACCAGTCGTGGTTCCAAATATAACTAAGCACTTCTAATTGTCTAGGTGTGTAGATATCAGATAGGCTCATCAGAAATAGCCTCCTTGATTTTATTCATCAAGTTCGAAATCTTATCGTCTTGTCCTTCATCGCCACCAACTTGTAATTTAAGTTTATCGATTTCAAGTTGCATTTTTTCTGCTTGTTTAGATGTTGGATAACGCTTGAGAATTTCAACTATCGCTTTAATAACTGTGTTATTGTCAGGCTTTTTAAATATCCGACTAACTTCTCCAGTTATAGGGTTCATCATCAGGATTTCTTCTTCACGCTTACCTTTTGCGATGTCAGAAAGAATTGATAAAGCTTCAGTAGCTGTTAAAATGTTTTCAGACTGCATCTTCTCGACTTGGTTTTCAATGTATGATTTTATCCCTACATTTCCCAACAATTCTTTTGATCGTTTGTTTGCATAATTTTCACTATAACCAGCTTTAATTGCTGATTGGTAGGCATTCCCAGAAGCGATATACTCATCTGCGAATTGTCTTTGTCTTTCGTTTATTTTCTATCACTCCTTTCAATGCATAATAAAAAGCCACTCAATGAGTGACTAAGTATGCGATATGTCAGTGCTTCCCTGACTATTACAGTTATATAGCGCTACTTTTGTAATATCCTAAGGGTTATCAGCCCGATGCTAAATATCGCCTTATATCAATTCGTGAGAGCTACTCACATTAATATAATAGGAACAGTCGGAATCGAACCGACACAGTGACATCTAATGTGCCAAGAAGTAGCTATCAACCAGTAGCTTTCCAATCACTACTCTATGTTCCTAACAACCATCGCACGAATCGAACGTGCGTCGCCAGTATGGTTACAGCAAATATCTAAAGCGGTCTGTTTTTAAGACCTATTGAGATAGCAGGATTCGAACCTGCGATACTTCCGATAGTTATCTCAACTGGGCACGAACGGCACCCGTTCCAATTCAAAATAGTAAGTTCGATTTATTTAATGGTAATCGTCTAATCATATGTAGACCAGTTGTTAATTGATATCTCTTCTTACTATTCCAATAATACTATAATACTAAATTAAATAGTATTTTTGAGTAATAGTTAGTCAATTATAATACTATAGTAGTATTATTTAGTAAATCATTAAGGTTTTCTATCGCTTTCCTCTTGATTGTGTAGTATGTGTTGCGATTCATTTCCAATCTATCTATTGCTTCATCATAAGTTTGGCAATTGACGAACGTAGTTACCAACACATGCCTTTGAGTTATGTCAGGCAGTTGCATAATCATTTGAATGATATTGCCTTTTCGTCTGTCAAGATCTCCAATCTGTTCAGCGTAGTATTCGCCTTTAATGATATTGTTGATATTTTTGTCAGTCTGTGTCTGTTTGATTCCTCCTTGGACTTTCATATCAGACCACTGTGGACTAGACAACACAGATTGACTACTAGTCATATCTCTTTCAAGCTCTTTAATTAATTTTGGTATTACCCTTAATTCTTTTAACAACATATCAGCTTTCGTCTGATTTCGCCCCATTCCAAGTCTCCTTATGGTATAATACTGCTATATATTATTGTCCGAGGCAGAGAGTGCTTTGGCTTTTTTTATTTCCATCTCACAACATGCTTATCCATATGATACGGCTCATCTAAATCAACCTGCCACTTACCATGATTCGGTTGTTTGACAGGCTTTTTGATAGGCACACGGCTTTCTGCTAGAAGTGTTCTTATCTTTCCTTCTGACTTTTCAACAATTGGCTTAGCGCCTGATTCCAAACATCTCACATGCCTGAGTGAATAACCTAGCTTCTTGGCTAGCAACTCGATACTCAAACCTAGTTTTAATCTGATTTCCTTAAATTCTTGCGGTGTCATAGTTCCTCCTCATTTTGAATACCGTTTCGATTGACCAGACAAGTAGAACGTTCCATCTTTCCGCTTATTGATGTAATAGTAATATTCTTCATTCTGGTAAGTAAATTGCTTTTCGCCAGCCCATATTCCGTTACTTGAAACTAGCTGGCAAGTATTCATGATATCTGTCGGGTCGGACTGCGTTTCAAATAAATCTAGTTGCATATCGTATGGTCAAATCCACCAGCAAGATTCCTAATTGTTCAGTCATTTGTCGACTCCATTGACAGAGCGATAACTTGATCTGCTTCTTTGTTAAAATACATGAGCGTTGTACCATTTTTTAAATTTTTGATATCATTTTTAGTCAACTTGACCGTGTGCACATCGTACTCATTATCTTTAAAACGAATTTTAGCCGCTTCTCTATTTGTCATCTGTTTCCTCCAATAATTCTGGATTTTGATAAACATCTCCGATGATTTCGACAGTATTTCCATTTCTGGCATATCTAAATAAATCACTGTTACAAAACTTTCTACCAACTGCCCATGAGGCTCTCCAATCTGACCAAAAAACTTTTGATATTCTAACTTTTTTACCTTTTTCGGTTGCGTTTTGGTCGCTCAGCATATCCCATGTGTATCTAACAATATCCCCCTCAAAAATTTCCTTACCGTTTTTATCAAACAAGCCTGTGGATTGCATCAATGTGTAATCAATAATATCAGTTCCGTTATAGTCTGATTCGTTATACATACCAAAATCAGCTATAACGTGTTGCTCCTTATCATGGTATGTCGTTACAACAGACACATCATAAAACATTTCAAATTTTTCAGATGGATTCCCAGGATAATTCCCGTTTCTTCCCCAAGCTCTAAACTT